ACGTCCGTACGATAAAGAGTGACAATTGCATCTTTTTCTTCGTCTGTTTCTGCAAAATCAACTGAAAACTTTTGAACATAAAAAGCATCCACAACTACATTCACGAAGTTTGTCTTTGCCAAACGAGCCGAGTGTTTGTATTGCTTGTGGCCGTTGTTTAGAGCTTCAATATCTTTATGAGAAATTTTGCCATTATAATCGTGCTCTACAATTTCTTTGGCAGCAACTAGTCTTATGATGCTTTCCGTAATGATATCTAATCCAACATAGTATGTGAATACATGCTGGATATGAGGTGCTTCTCCAGCAAATTTAGCACCTCGAATGGAGTCGTTGGGATCAGAAGCACCACGACACAAAAGGCCCCGAATTCGGTTACTCTTTGCAACCACGCTTGTATAATAAACACTAATAAGCGCACCCTTGATTAAGGTATGCTCACTCCAATAAGTCTGCAAAGAGCGCAAATCGTTAATTAAGCTCAGGATATGAGCAGACTCAACAAACCTGCCAACAGGAATATTTCGTTTTCCACCCCCAGAATTTCCGCTCTGGTGCTCAAACTGGCCCTTTAATTGAAGTATGCTATTCATTTAGTCCTCCTTCAACTCTCGAGATACTTGACTCTTTGATATTCCGGTTAGGATTTCTATTTCTCGCACCGTAAATCCTTGCGATTGCATAACATGAATATCCATCGGTTCGGTATACACCGCTTTGTAAAAACGTCTAAGATAATCAAACTCATCCGACGGATTGCTAAATGCAACAGACGCCCTGATGATATTCTTTAGTTCACCCGGGTAAGGGATGGGTGACATCAGGCTGACAATTTTACGGAATAGTCTGATATTTTTCCCTGTGCATTTAAACTTGTTTAGGAAGTCATTAAGCAAAACCTCCGCAATTTCCGCCAAATCTTCCTGTGAATACCTATTGAAGTCAATAATCGAGTCAAATCTTCTGACTAAAGCCTTGTCGAAATGGTCAAATAAATTTGTCGTTGCAAGTAAAACAACGCGGTCATCCAATCTATCAAATTCTTTGAGTAGTGTGGATGTAGCCCGTCCCATTTCACGTAGATCGTTCGAATTGGTCCTATCCAATGCGATAGAATCGATTTCGTCAAATAGCACAATCACTTTTTCTGGATGGGCAAATTCTGTTATTTCACGAAATAACGAAACAATATTCTTCTGTGTTTGTCCAAGTTTACTATCAATCACGGCAGAAAAATCTACGGCGTATAGTTCGCGATTCAGTATCCGTGCAACTTGCTTAGCCGTTTCGGTTTTTCCTGTACCAGGAGCACCCTGGAACAGGAATTTGTTAATTCCAAGATTTCGACTAATAGCATTGACCATGCCCATTACATCTTGTTCGATCAATTCAGGAAGAGGAAGAGGAGAATTTCCAACAGTTACCTTTTCAAAAAAGCCAGATGACAAATCACTCACTTGGGGAACAAACGTGTTGGCATTTGAGAGAAGTGCCATAATGTACTCCGCTAACTGGTAATCGCCCACTTGGTCAAATTCTTTTGCAATCTCATATGCCTCACTTCGAAAACCCGCTTCATTACCTTCAGAATGATACCGTATCAAATTTATAATGTTCTTCTTTTTCATGGAAATCCCTCCAAGACTAATGGTACTTACATTGTAAATCAATTTGGGACAAAAGTCAATATATTGGGACAACTTTCTAAAAACGTGCAATGTTTCCTTTACTCGTCTTCGTACACTTCATGCCGCACCAAGCACCAAAAAAGAATAGTATCATAGCTTTCGGTTCCTGTGCGTCAATAATTTAATTATTATAAATTTTTATTTTTTAAGCCACTCACCCAGATATAATAATCGTGAATCCGAAACCTCTGAGCCGAAAGACTCAGGGGCTTTTTTATGTCTGGAGGTGAGCATTTTGTTATTCCGCACCATCACTATCATTATTACCATCGTATTTTAAAGCGCAGCTGCGCAGAAAGGAGAAAGCATTATGAATTTTTGGTCCGAAATCGTCAAAGAGGTTGGCACCGTCCTGGTGGAAGTCCTCGTCCGCATCGCTGAAGAAATGGAAAACAACAATTGATCACAGTACACTGAAAAGGAGATTTTACTATGCCCGCAAATGTTGAAACGATGTTCTCTGTCCGTGAGACCCCTTGGCACGGCCTTGGCCGTATCATTATGGATGCCCCTGCAAGCCGTGAAGCCTTGGAACTGGCCGGTCTGGATTGGCAGGTGGAAAGCCGTAATATCTATTCCGGCACGGGTGCTATGATCCCCGGCTATCGCGCAAATGTCCGCAGCACTGATGATGCTGTTCTGGGTGTGGTATCCGACCGCTACCGCATTGTGCAGAACGAAGAAGCATTTCAGTTCACCGATGACCTGCTGGGTGAAGGTGTCACTTATGAAACTGCCGGTTCCCTGCAGGGCGGCAGAAAGGTCTGGATGTTGGCAAGGCTTCCGAGGAAATATCTTATTGCTGGAGATCAAGTAGTACCATATCTTGTGATCTTCAACAGTCATGACGGCAGTTCTGGTGTGAAAGTGGCCATGACTCCAATCCGTGTGGTCTGCCAGAATACTCTGAACCTTGCGCTGAATACAGCAAAGCGCAGCTGGACTGCACGCCACACCGAAAATGTTCTGCTCCGCGTGCAGGATGCCCGTGAGGCCCTGCAGCTGGCCAGCAACTATATGGTTGAACTCGGCAACCGTGGCGAAGAGCTGGCTCGCATCGATTTATCCGATCACAAGGTGCAGGAGTTCATCAATGAGTTTTTCCCGATTTCTGAGGACCTGTCCGATTGCCAGCGGAAGAATAATCTGCGCCTGCAGGAAGAACTGAAGACTCGCTACTACAACGCACCGGATCTGGAATGGGTCGGCAAGAACGGTTGGCGCTTTATCAACGCAGTCTCTGATTTTGCCACCCACGCAGACCCTCTCCGCAAGACCAAAAACTACAACGAGAACCTGTTCCTGCGCACCGCAGAGGGCAACCCGATGATCGACAAAGCCTACAAGATGGTGCTGGCCGTAGCATAAAGGAGCAAGCCATGAATGATGTAAATAACCGCATTTTCAGGGAATTCACGGAATTCTTTGACAACGTTGAGAAGAGTGCTTCTGAAATCAGCGTTACCATGGCTTATGAGATCACGATGAAAAGTACCATCAGCACCGCCATTATTGTTTTGGAATCCGAGGGCAGACTGGAGGAGCGCTACTGGAACCATCTCAGGGTGCAAAATAATATTCTGGATTTTCTTTATGACCTGCGGGTTGGCTCTTGCCATTCGTTAGCTGCCGACTTTTCCACCATCATGAAAGACTTGGTGGAATATGACTTCATTCTTGCCGAATCTATTATGAAAGAAAGGATGCAAAGCGCATGAAAAGATTGATTTCAACTTTGAACCTGTCCAAAGAGGATTGGCTCCGCTACCGCAAGTGCGGTATTACCGGCACCGATGCAGGTGCCATTCTGGGTGTAAATCCCTATCGTTCTGCTTTTCAGGTTTACTGCGACAAAAACAGCGAAACTATTGAGAACATCGATAATGAGGCTATGCGGCAGGGCCGTGATTTGGAGGATTATGTGGCGCAACGCTTCACAGAGGCCACCGGTCTGAAGGTGCGCCGTGCAAATGCCATCTACCAGAGCGAGGAACATCCGCTGCTTCTGGCAGACTTTGACCGCCTGATCGTTGGGCAGAAGGCCGGACTGGAGTGCAAGACGGTCTCGCCTTTCTCTGCGGACAAGTGGGCGGATGGCAAAATCCCCGCACATTACATGGCTCAGGTCAATCACTATCTGGCTGTCAGCGGTTTTGACTGCTGGTACATTGCTGCTCTGATTTTCGGGAAAGAACTGGTGATTCACAAGATCACAACCGACAAAGAAGTTCTGAACAACCTCATTGCCAAAGAAGAGCACTTCTGGAAATACAACGTGATGCCCGAAATTCCGCCTGTACCTACCGGAAGCGAGGGGGATACACAGCAGATCAATCAGCTGTACTCTGTAGATGCTCGAAACAAAACTGCCGATCTGAATCCCATCCGCGACCTGTTGGATAAGCGGCAGGAGCTTTCTGATCAGATCGAACAGCTGGAACAGGAAAAAGCCTCTATTGAACAGCAGGTGAAGTTGGAGATGCAGGACGCCGCCTATGGTACAGCACCGGGCTACAAGGTGTCCTGGGTATCCTCCGAAAGTAAACGTGTGGATTCCCAGCGATTGAAGAAGGAACAGCCTGACATTTTTAATCAGTACAGTAAAAATGTGAGCAGCCGCAGGTTTACCATTATCCATGCAGCATAATTTTTGTACGCCTATAGGCACACAAAATTTGCGCTTCAGCTATTTTTGTTTAATAGAAAAGCACAATACTGTTTACACAATAATAATTGTATGCTAAGATAAGAATATGAGGTGATGCACGATGGTTCTGCGCAAAAGTTATTTGGATAAGATCATTCCTTTTATCGATCAAGATCTGATCAAAGTTCTGGTTGGAATCCGGCGCTGTGGAAAAACAGTCCTTCTCAGTCAGATCAAGGACGTGCTCCTCCAGCGCAATATTCCCGCACAGAACATTATTCAGGCCAATTTTGAGTCCATGCGCTTCCGCAACACCCGTACTGCAGAAACGCTTTACGACTACATCGTAGAAAAAACGGAAGGCTGCACCGGCAAAATCTATATTCTTCTGGATGAGATTCAGGAGGTGGAGCGCTGGCAGATTGCAATCAATTCTCTTCGTGTCGATTTCGATTGTGATATTTACCTGACCGGCTCCAATTCCAAGCTGCTTTCCGGCGAATTGGCAACCTATCTTTCCGGACGATACATCCAGATTCAGGTTTTCCCCTTTTCGCTGGCCGAAGCAAAACAGCAATGCATTGAAAACGGAACCTATACTTCGGATGAAAAGCTCTTCGCAGACTATTTGAAGTACGGCGGTTTTCCGCAGCGTTTCTTCCTCCCTGACGATCATTCAATCACCACCTATCTGGACGATCTTTACGAGGCTATCATTGTCCGTGACATCATGCTGCGCCACAATATTCGCGAACAGACCGCATTACGTAATGTCCTTGCATTCCTGCTGGACAATATCGGCAATCCGTTTTCTGCCCGTAATATCAGTGGACGCATGGTTTCGGAAGGAATCAAGACAACCACTGCTACCGTACTGAACTACGTTGATTATTTCAAGGAAGCCTTTATCCTTCTGAATGCACGCCGCTATGATATCAAAGGAAAAGCGCTCCTGTCCAGCATAGAAAAGTACTATGCAGTCGATCTTGGCCTGCGGAACGTTATCAAGAAAAGCGAAGAGCTTGACAGCAACAAGCTGTATGAGAACATCGTATATCTGGAAATGCGGAGCCGTGGCTATGAAGTTCAGGTCGGCAAGCTGGACGACACCGAAATTGATTTTATCTGCTACCGTGGAGATGAAAAGCTCTATATTCAGGTTGCTTACCTGATCACTCCCGCCGATGAAGAACGGGAGTTCGGTAATCTTGAGCGACTGCACGACAACTATCCTAAGTATGTTATCAGTGGTGATTTGGCGAATTTAAGCCGAAACGGAATCATTCATCGAAACATCATTGATTTTCTGCTCAATCCGTAATTTTCACATCATGGGGCACAACAGTTGACGCTGTTGTGCCCTTTTTTCTTTATCAGAATTGGAGGCATTCTTATGGAAAATCCATTCGTAAAATTATTTGCTATCGACTTCAAAGATCATCTGGAAGTCAAAAAGTCCGGCAGCACGGAGCTGAAATATGTAAGCTGGGCGTATGCCTGGGCGGAGGTGAAGAAGCTGTATCCTTCTGCCAGCTACGAAGTCAAGAAATTCAACGGCCTGCCCTATGTTTATGATCCCATAACCGGCTTCATGGTGTACACCTCGGTCACGATTGAGGGCGTTTCGCACGAAATGTGGCTGCCTGTACTGGATGGCGCAAACAAAGCCATGAAAGCTGTGCCTTACACCTATACCACCCCGAAATGGGA